GTAAATAGCGGCATGTGGATCGTTTGTAGTGCTGTTAACTCTATTATCATTAACGTAATCATTAATTGGTTTATTTAAACGATTACTTAAAAGTTCAACGGAAGATTCCTTCCAGAATATCATTGGAGAAATATTAGAATTATTAGTAGATAGATCCAACTTCAACGTAAATGATTTATTCATTAACATTGAACTTAAATATGTTTGCTCATTTACTTTAGAACAAATAATTCTTGTAGAATTTAATGAATTTTGAGTGCCTAATTGAACAGGTTCATATTGTTGATCAATAAAAGAAATTTCTGTTCCACTTACACTAGTTCCACTAACAGTTCTTATTTGCCCTAAAACAGAAGTTAGAGAACTTGGATTTAATATTGAAACTTGTGGAATAATAGTATTAAATTGAATATTTTCACTAGAATTTACATTTTCTCCACCACAAGATAATTGATCATTGAACGATAATTGTGGAGAATTAGCAGGAACCCCAACTGAAGTCTTATCTGTTTCTCTATTAGAAACGTTTGAATCGAAGTTATTTCTATCAAATTCTATGTAATAACTGTCAATATCTATACCAGAAGAACTAATATTATGAGTTTTATTAATTCTTCTTAGAGAAACTCCTCCTAATTCATACTTATACACCGGGACATTTACATGATCTGTAATAATAGTCGAATCTATACCTCTAGTAATTCCATTTAGTGTTCCTTCTCCAACTGAAGTATATTTTATAATTTCATTTTCCACTATTATAAATCCTGGATTGGAAGCACCTACAGGCAATCCTTCAAAAATATTAAAATTAGTTGTTGATGCAATACTAACTGATGTGCTCGATGAAAGTATTGGCAATGATAAAGTTGTTGGGGATATGTTTGTTGCAACATTTGATATTTCAACTTTATTGGAAGTTGAATACATTCCATGATTTGGATGATTTACTCTAAAGAAGTTTCCAGAATTAAACCCGCCCATAGGAGTTGAAGAATCAACTCTTATTGAAGAAATTGCCTGAGCGTTATTATTTGAATCATAATAAACTAGAGTTGAAACGCCGACGTTAAATGAATTACCTTGAACATTTGATAGATAAAGAGTTTCTAAACCATTGATATCAGTGATAGTTATTTGTGCATCACTACCTCCAATTGGAGAAACATCAGATGTTTTAATGCCAACTACATCACCAACTGCATATCCACTTCCGGGATATGCAACAGTAACTCCTGTAATTGATCCTCCGGTAGCAGTAATATTCAATGTTAAACCAGTTCCATTGCCTGTTATTGCAAAAGTTCCTACGTTATTTGTTGTAGTATAATTGAATCCACCCGTGTTTATACCAACAGTATTTACTGAACTTCCTGTTCCGACAATATAACCATAGTTATAAGTTGCAGATTGAACAGATACTTTTCTACCTTTTCTTAAATCATTTATAACACCAGAATTTGTTGTAGGTGTTATAGTTAATTTAACTTGTCTTGGTAGAATTGTAATTGGATTTGGTCTCAGAGTTGGAATATATCCATTACTTTGATTTAATGTTGGATTGTGGAATAAAACGCTTCCAGAGTTAGATGTAAACTTAGCTTTATAAAGTCTAAACTTTAAGTCTTGATATTGATTTGCTGTCCATATTGATCCGTTTTGTGATTTAAATAGACTACCTATTGCAAATTGAGTAGAATACCTGACAGATTGTGAATCTGGGAGAGAAGATGTTTCAATTGTTTTTTCACCCATTTCGGCAATCCAGACTTCGTATTTGTCTGTTTGCGGAGCTAAAAGAACTATAGCATATTCTAATCCTGGTTCTAGATAAATTGGATGTTCAAATGTAACTTTTGTTGGAATTGATGCATCTGATGATATATTAATCTGACTAGGACTTAAAGTTATTGGTTTTCCTACAACTACTCTTGTTGGTGTTCCTAATTCTACTGTTCTAACCTCTACAGTTAATGGGGCGTTTCCAGTGTCTTTACTTGCAAAGAATAGATCAACTGCGGTCAAGAATGCACCATTGGCATCATCATTTGGTGCATTACCGTTAGATGCTTCTGTTGCTCCACCTACACTGAATGACTGTGCTAAAGGATCTAAGTAATAAATTGTAGTGTTTGTATTTGTTACTCTCTGTCGTTGCTCCCAAACACCCTCAGATTTATAAATTGTTTCTGACGAAGAAATAAGTTGACTTCCCGCTACTGGAGTGTCATTTGTAGAACTTGATGTTAATTTATAAACTTTAGATCCTGTTGCAATTCTAACTGCTGGGGGTGGATTTGAGTTGGGATCTCTTAAGAAAAATGATCCTGCTAAAAATCCATTAATATCACTTATTAATCTCAAATCTTTTACATATGCTACTGCACCACTAGTTTGTCCTACTAATTTCATTCCAATAGAAAGATATCCAGAATATAATCCTTGGACATTTGAGCATAAAGATTCAATATCAACATTTAAAGTTTTTGATGATGCACTGTATGAGGATGGAATATTTTCTGAAGAAAAATAAGGATTAGATGTAAAAGTTACATCAGGATTATTATATGCACCTGATTTATGATTTGATGCAGCAACTCTAAAAGAAATAAGAGGAGTTGATAAACCTGAGGTTGAATTCACCCACCCAGTTACTGTTTCTCCAACAGTGAAAGATGATGTTGCCCCATAATTTTGCAGAGTAAAGTCACTTGCAATTTCTATTAGTTTTGGTATAAAATCAACTGCTCCATTACCATCTAAAAATTGATAGAATCTTGTCAATGGTTTTAAATTAACTGCCTCAAATCCAGTGTTTCTAGATCTCATGTAAAGTTCAGTTCCACTAGAAACAAGATTATTAACTGTTGTGGATGTTGTCTCTGTTCCAGCAATTTCAAATGTACCAGTTGCTCTTAACCAAACCCAATTAGTTTGATTAATTGTTACATCTTCAAGTTGTAATGTTCTAACCCAAGTATCACTTTCTGGATTTAATTTTATTGTTCCACTATACGAAATAACATGGAATGGATTGACATTTTCTACCCTTGTTGCAAATAATTGATTAATCCATTCTACAGATTCATATTTTAGTGTAATTAAATCCCCTGTTTTTTGAGTATTAGAATCAAAAAGACTAAAATTAGTACCAAAATCTAAATCTTGATCGGATGTATTACTTGCAGAAACTGGTTTTAAATTTATGCTGTTTCTGGAAATTCTTGTTCTCAATTCACTGTTTTCTGTATCAACTTCTATAGAAGATTGTTGACTTATTAGATCACTATTTTTAAAATCATCAACAAAGAAACCAGTCTTAAATCTATTAAGACCTTGAGAATCTTGAATTTGTAATGTTTGAGTATTTAATTCTAATAAAGATAGTGAAGTTACTCTTTCTAAGTTTTGAACTCTGGTCTCAATTTTTCCAATGTCTCTCATTGTATATCTTCTATTATCTGAAAGAGATACTACAACATCTTTTGGATTATAGAGATATGGTGGTAATGTAAGAGTGGCAATCTCCATTACATCACTTGGTTTGTCTGGTTGCTTTGGATTTAATGAAGGAGTTCCTTGTTGCACTACAAAATTGCCATTTTTATCTAGATAAAGTTTATCTATTCTGCCGAGATAGAATTGATATCCTAATAAAGCACTTTCATTAGGACTCATAATAATTTTTGGATCTGCACCAAATGATCTAGAAGAAAAATCAAATGGAGAAGAAGTAGTTGAATTGAAAACTGATACTCTTGGTCTGAAATCTAAAGTATCTGAAGATCTTACGTTATTCAAACCAATATTTGGAATGTCCTCTAAAAATCTATCTCTAGTATAACTATTTGCAGTAAATACATCTCCAGTATCATTTGATTGTACAATATAATGATCAAATACCACTAAAAGTCTTCTAGATGGAGATTCTTCGCCAGATTTTCTTACTAATTTTGAATAATCGTAATATTGTTCTTTTTGTCCCTTATCTAAATTAAACTTATTGGTAATATTTCTATATTTTCCTTGTACTACTGTTAAAATATTAGTTTTAATATTAGATTCTTCAAAAGTTACATTTTCTCCTTCTGAAAATCTATTATTGTTTAAATAAACAATCCCTAAAGCATTAGAAGATGGTTTTGAAACAATTCTTGCAACACAATTGCTAGTATTACCTAATATATTTTCACCGATAATTGCATTTAAATCTACATTTGCAATAGCACTAAATGATAATTGATCTAATACTGGATCATTAGTATCTAATGATTCATATACTGCGATAACTTTTACGACATCAGGATGATTTAATGATATTTCTTCATCTTGAACTCTTAAACCATAGTATTGATTATATGTTAATCCGTCATTAATTGACGTACTTATTCCTGTACCAGATTCTGGATTTTTTGATAGGTTTACACTGAGAACTTTACTTCTACTAAACTGTTTTACCTTACTTTGAATTGAGTTTTTTACAAATGTTGCATTTATAGATGAAATCTGTTTGTTTGCAATATTTGTAAAAGTAACCTGATCAGAATTTAAACCTAAAATAAATTTATCTGGGGTTAGTTGTTCAACTGTTCCATCTGAATAGAATATAGAATATCTTTCTTCATCAAAAACTTGAAACTTTGCAGTAGTAGAATTAATTCCTAAATTAAAATTGCTAGTATTTACTGTTAATGTATTTGATGAAGGGAGAAATGTGGTATTAGATTGTGCTGAAAAAGTTATTGTTGAGTTATTTAATGATACAGATTCAATATTTTGATTTGGAAGTTGTGCGTATAAAAATCCTTTTTCACTATTTTTAATTTTTGGAATTCCTAAACTATAGGAACCCGTATAAGTTGTTGCTGGTAGAGACCCATTACAAACATCAGTAACACTAGAAACACCTGCCAACACAATCGATGTACCTGATGGTGAAATAGATACAACTCTATTATAAATTTCTGTGGTAGCACCAGATTTTTGATATCTAATTATGGTATCTGACTTAATTCCAGCAAATGATTCTGGGGATGATACAGATGCTGTGCTTGTTCCACCAGACTCTGCTGAGATAGTAATTACTCCTCCTCTCAAAACCTTATCAAGTTGAGTATCACATATAAAAGCAGTAGAAAACCCAGAAATAGAAGTTGGTTGATGTGCAGATTTTATATCATCAATTCCATAAGTTTTTATTGATAAAATTGTTCTTGGTAGAGATTCCAACCCATTGATTAAAATTTGCTCACCAACTGAAAATGTTCCAGAAGTTTGACTGAGAGTTAATACTTCTGTATTATTTCCTGCAGAGACTGCATAACCACTTGCCCCACTGTTTTTACCCTTTATGAATGATGATCGAGGAACATCATTTGAAGAGATTGACTGATTTAAGGTTATTGCAGTATACGTTTGTATATCATATAGATAAAGATCCCAATTTGTTGCAGAATTATTATATGAAGCATCCGTTAAATTAAATGTATAAACTCTTGCCGAACCAATAGTAGAACCTGCTGCAACTAATGTCCCACTCTTTCTTCTATTTTGAAAATATACTATTTCTTTCTGTTTAGGAGAACCACTTGCATTATTGACTCTCAAAAGATTTCCCATCTCAAATGGTATATTTGCAGATGGAATAGATTCTGTAGTTCTTGGTTTAGGTACATCTACGATTTCTACTCCAGTTTTTTCAATATCATACCCCTTTACATATGCTTTTCCTGGAGAAAATTTAATGCACATCAGATCATCTGATGGGATGTTGCCTTTTTCAGTCTTTTGGTTGCTGAAAAATATTCCATCGTTTCCAATTCTATTGTTTAATGAGTTATTAATTGAAAATTGGAATGGTCTAATTGAATAATCACCAGATTCATCATAAGTTCTTTGTGCCAAATAATCTTTTATTAATGAATAACTTGATTTAACTTCTACTTTTTTAATAGCTCCATTTTCTACCCTAAGAAGTTCAATAAAGTCAGTATCATTTATATCATCTAAGGGTTTTTTAGTTAATGAGAGAGAAATTTTAAATCTATCTGCTCCAGGTGCAGCATAGTTTGTAAATCCTTTGGCATTATCATAGAGTGACGAATCATCTTTTGCAGTAACTACTGATTCTTCTACTCTTAGTCCTACCCTATAAGATGGTTTATTTGTATAGTAATCTAAAATAATTGTTTGCTGAGGAACTCTGGCAAAAATTCCCCTAATAAAATAAACACCTTCTCCAATTGAAGCTGCTGATCCAATATCTGTTGAATTATCTAATATAGTTGTAGAAAATGGAGTTCCTGCATTTATAGTTGTGGATCCATATTTAATATTTTCATCACAATATAATTGTTCATTATCTTGAAAAGAACTTATTTCAAAATTAGAATCTGAATTTAAATATTTTACGTAAATTGTTGGATGTTCTACATCCGAATTCGGTAATTGTATCTTTTTTACTACTGCACTAACACCAGATATTTGACCATTTATTGTTTTTCCTACAAATTGATCGAGGTATAGTGATACATCGACACCATACTGTAAAGAATTTATTTTTACTGCGTAAAATTGATCATCAAATGCAATATTACCGGGAATTACCATTGAACCTTCTTTGAAGATATGACTTCCAAAAGATTCTACTTGATTTTGTAATATCGACTGAAGGGTATTTAATTCTCTAGCCTGTATTGGTTTTCCTGGACTAAAAAGAATTTTATAGTAATTTTTATCTCTCGCACCCACATTTTGTTCAGAAAAATCATCAAAATATGGACTTACATTAAGATTAGTTTTTTGAGCCATCTTTAAAATTCCAGGATAATTTTAACGTCTTCTTTTTGTCTAGAATTTCTAGTAACTGTGGGTCTATTATCAATGTAAATTATTTCTCCAGACTTACTATTTATCTCAGGATTTGCAAGTCCATTTGTAAATACAACTCCAAGATTTATAATTTTATTTGAAATTGATGTTGTAATTCCTGAAAAAGAACTATCTATAGTTGCATTAAATCCACCGCCAACTTTAGAAATTGTGTTTGAAGAGGTAAATTTATTAATTGTATTTGTATTTGAGAATAAAGAAGATATGCCAACATAATCTTGATTACTAGATCCTAGATTTCCATAGTATAATGATCTATCTTGATAATACTTTAAAACTTTCGTTTCAGAATCATAAGATGTAACATATCCATACGCAGAACCACCCTGAACTGATTGCTGAATCTTGTCACCAACAGATATAGTTCCTGTAGTTGAACTAAATTTTATTGAATAAACCGCAGAAAAATCATTTGAAGTAAATAATGTAGTGTTAATTCCTACAGCATCAAAAATTAAAGGATTTTTTATAATTCCTACTTGAGCAAATTTGGAATCTATGGGAAAATCTTTCGTAGAATCATCAAATCTTGCATAAATTAAAATTTTATCCGCACCAAGTTCTTTGTAAATATCAAAACCATGTCCTTTTGATGGTGGTATGATCGGAATTAATTCTGCATAAGTTCCTGGAATACTAGATCCTGTAGTGCCCAGATCTACCATTGCATATGTATAGTTTTTGCCGCCTGAAGTTACAGTGGCATTAGTAATTTTACCATTAGTTGAATCAACCTCTACAGATACAGTTCCTCCGGATCCATCACCAACAATATTGCAAGATTGTCCAGATTGTATATTGTATCCAGATCCAGTGTTTTTAATATAGACGGTCTTTATTTGATTTTCATTTATATCAGAATTTGCGTTTTCTCTAACCGATACAATTTGAGCATCTGTTGATGACTCCCAATTATTAGGAATGGTAATGTAATCGGTGGAATCAAATTTTATAATGTCATTTGGAGAAACAGTATAAAGATATTTCCATGTATATCCATCAGAAAGTTTTGATGGCTCTAAATCTGTAAATGTTGGTTCTACCTGTGATACATTTCCAGTTGTATTGATTCCTGAGGAACCATTGTTTATACAAATATAAACTCTATAATCTGAATTTATAACATAATAATTTGCATCATAAAGTCGCATTGAACCAGTAATTGGTGATGGATTTATAACGCTGTAATCTGGTCTATACATTTCATATCTTTGACCAGAATTCCAACTAATTTTTCTAATAACTCTTCTAATGTTTGCACTTGCAATTTTTTTGCCAAATAATATTGTAGAAGCATAGTGATTAAGATAATCAATATTGTCTATTGGATTTGGTGGGGTTGTATCCCAATTTTGATTTCTACCAAATCCACCATTTCCATTATTTGTCGGATTTGAAAGACCTACAAATACATAATAAGAATTTGCAGAATCATTTACTGAATTTACAAAATTAGTAGCATTAAGTATTCTAAATTGATCTGTTACAAGTGCAGACATCTTAATATAGTTTTTTCTATATTTATATTAGTATTAAAATTTATTTTTTAATGATCCATTGTCATTAAATCCATATCCCCTTCTTTGTATCGTTGGGAAAGATGACAGTCCAGAACTTACATTGAATCCAGATACTCCTATTGAAATAGGATTGCTTGAACGATTAAATCCAGACATCTTACCCCAAGAGAATTTGCCAATAAAACTACCTGATGTAGAAATTCCAATTACATTAGAGTCAGATTTTACATTGCATGTAATAACACCAACTGATGAATTAAATGCACTTATATAGTAAATATTGTCAAGAAAACTTGTTCCAACTCCAACTATTGACATATCGTTGTTAACAATTGATGTAACTCCATTTCCAACTTTGGTATCAAAAATATAAATTGGATACCCTACTTCAAGACCAGTAAAAGGTAATAATGATGAATCTAAAGTAAATTTGATTGCTAGATAAGTGCCAATACCAACAGAAGTTGAAATTCCCGTAATATTTCCAGAAAATCCTTGAATTGTAGTAATATTAGTTATATTTTCATATATTGGTTTAGGTAATGGTACAATAACATTTGGAGGATTTGTAGATGTATATCCAAATCCGGAATTTATTATTGTTACTGGAGATGAAAGTGATCCATTTGACACGGCAATGGTTGCAGTTGCAGTTGTACCTATGCCTACACCAATTTGTTTTGGTGCAGAAATTTTTACAGTTACTGATACTCCCGTATAACCACTACCAACATTATTAATTGATAAAGATTGAATAGTTCCTGCACTTGATACAATTGCAGTTATAGCGGCTGAAACTGGATCTTCTTGACCAGACACAATTAGACCATCGAAATTTATTGGAGAATTATTCTCATAGTTAAAGAATTGAGCATCATCAACAAATATTACAGTATCACTTAGATTTAAATCTCTAATAATCTTGGAAGTTGGATAAATTTGAGGTTCTATAGACTCTCTAGATTTTGAGACTATTGTTCCATCAATAATTTTATCTACTTTTTGTTTAATCCAATTTATTGGTTTTAAATTTTCGGTATCCACTCCTTTGGAATAATATAATTCTGTTTGAATTCTATCAGAAGATGGAATATCAGTTATAGACCTTATATTTTGAGTTGTTGTAATTCCTAAGTATGCATTATTACTAAAAACTTGTACATTATCACCTATTTTAACAGTTTCATTAACAATAACTGATCTACTGTCTTGAGAACTTCCTCTATAGAAGAAAATTGAAACATTATCTTCCACTTTTGGTGGAGAAGTAAACGTAAATGAAGTTCCGCCATTAAATTGATACGAAACTTTTGGTTGTTGAAGAATACCATTTATAAAAATTACTAATAAAGAATCAAATTCAATTAATTGAGACTCTAAAATAGAAGTATTTTTTTCAAAACTTAATAATTGTGATTTATAATATAATGGGAATCTAGTTCTTATCCCATCTTGATATGATTTAATATTATCAATATAATCTAGTTCACCAAATTGCCAAGCAGAGAATGAATCTGTAAATGTTTCTAAAATTGTTAGTTCAAATTCTGAAATTGGATTTGCTAATCCATAATCAGTTACTAAACCTACAGGTCTTACTACATCTCCAGGTCTAAATCCATATCCAGTTTTAGAAATTTTAAATGATGTAACTTCAAATAATGTAGAACCTATTCCAGTTGTGGATACTGCCCCAACTTCAACATTTAATAATAATCCAACACCAGTTTCTGTAGTTGCTCCTATTCCCAGTCTAGATACTCCGACAATTGGTAAATTTTCATAATTAGGTGGAGAAATACTAATAATTGGATTTGTATATCCTGTTCCACCATCAACTATTGTAAATGATAAAGTACCTCCAGCACCAACAGATGCTGTAATCACAGATTGATTTCCAGTATGCCCATACTCAGTTACCGCAACAGAAACTGGACTTCTATATCCAGATCCCCAATTTCCAGTTGTTCCGATTCCGACAGAAATAATAGATCCAGAAGAAACTGTTGCAGTAACTGATGCCCCAACTAGTGGAGCATATCCTAATCCATTAGTTGATCCAAGAGAAACAATCATTCCTCCTCTTGGC